CACCCTTATATATCTCAGAATCTCTTTATGGAAGAGTTTTTAGACCATATATAATCAAGCAGATTAAACACGAACAATTAATCTACGATTCTATCCCAAGTGAACCCTAATACAGGAACACCTTGATCTCTAAATTAACCCCCAATAGGACTTACCCACATTATCGCCTACCAGTTGTACACCATCAAGTTAACTTATAAACCATTAGGGACCGTTATTCGCACTAATAAAAGCACCTTTCTTATAAAGACATAAGTCTTCACAGAGACAAATGATGACTCTCTGTGGCGTGTAAGAACAAACACGGTGCGGAGTTTATAGACATCCTGGTCAAAAGATAGCAAAATTAGTTCTGTTTAGGCCTATTCTGAGGTCCATAAACAACTTTCGCTTTTTGTTTCTTATTCCCTTTAGGTTTTTGAGCCTTAGGTTTTTGAGTCTGGATTACCCGTTGTTGTTGTTGTCTTGGTTGTTTAGCATTTTTGTTATTGTTTTTGTTTTTGTTATTGTTGCGTTGGACATGAGGTTTGGATGTCATCTCGACTGGTCCTCCTCCTTTCCTACTAGAAGGTTTCTTATCCCGTTCTAGAAATGTATCTGCAGCTGCAACTATAGGTTTTCCAATTGAACTAACCCAGCCAGCTACAGTATCAACACATCCCATGAACCAATCACCTAAACCATTATCACTGAATTTCGCAGCTATTGGTAGAGAGCGAACCACTTCAGAATATAACTTTAAAGCAATTGGATCACGACATGGTGACATGTTAGCTAAAACAACTAGATTTGAATCAGAAGATGAAACAAATCTTTCAAGAATAATCGTACGATTAAGCTTGAATGTTGATTGCGGTGTCAACCCAGAAAAGATTGCTCCTTTCTTGTTGAATGGTGTTTTGTAATTATTTGTAAAATTATCAAAACCTAATCCAGCATCAACCGTAGGATAGGCAGTTAAAGCACTATTGGTTGATGTATCAGGATTCACTACAACGTTTGGCCAAGCCAATTCATTGCGAGTGTAAACTGATCCCATTGTATTACAATAAGAAGGTGGATTTTCTAAAGTATTCATAAACTGAACACAATAAACACCTTCTTCTGCTGCCCATTGTTGTGTACCAGGTAGCAGCATAGCTTCTGATAAAGCTATTGGGGGTGTATTATCAATAGACATTGATCTAACTGTATTCCTATTGACAACAAGCATATGCTTATCTAAATACACCTTTTGACCTTTATCCATGATGAAAAATCTCTTGCGAGTATATTCATCAGGTGTCAAATTCTTTTTCACTTCCCTTTGAGCAGCAAGTGAAGTAAGTTGATCTTTTTCGTCTTCTAAATGAACTAATTCAATTAGTTTCGGATACTCGATAAAAATATTTTCAGGTCCATACTTTTTAACAATTTCTGGATCCAATGTAGCAGTTGTGATATTATACCAATAAGAAGCAGGTTCGTTCTTAGTGGATGGTTGTTCATAGCATAAAACAGAACCACCTCGATACAACTCGGCAGTTGTGTTACAAATCTCAAAAGCTTCTCCAAGCTTCCTGACTTTACCTTGAGCAAATGCAACAGGTATGTTTGTTGGTCCACCAATAATAGCACCAAAAACTGGAGTGTTCTTAGTACCAGAAGAAACAGGTGGAAGAGTTGTAACATCTGAAGTTCCATGCGCTGTTTGATCAAAAGCAGTTCCACAGAGACCACCAATCTGTAACTGTGCTGAAACAGTGACAGTCTCATCCATAAGAATGGAATTGTTTTCAATTGAAACAGAAGGGGATGTAGCAGCAACATCATCAAAGATGTAATCATCTAGCCACACATGAAAACCCCAAGTGTCAGTACCAAAATTACTAGGAATAGCAATATCGTATGACTGTTTGATAACTTGAACCACCGACGGTCCAATGTTATCATCACAATACCCTCTACAAGTCAGTTTTTCATCATGACAAGGATCTAAAGTGGCAATAAGCCAATCAATTCCGTCTTGTGTAATCCCTATTTCGGATTTAAGACGTTCTAACATTCGTGTAGCGCGTTCTACTTTTTGAATCTCCATACAATTTTTGTACCCCATCGACCTCCATTAGATTACCATATTGCTTTAAAAAAACTAAAAAATCGCAATTTATAGAACTTTCAAGACCAAGATACCAAGAATACGCTTCTGCATAAGTTGGTACCCCAGAAAAATTATTAAATTTTAAAAAATTAACTCTCTTATCTGAATAATTACATAAAATATTCACAATTTCAGACCGAAACTTATTATAAACAATTTCGCCATGGCCAGCACTCATCAACATAAGTGAGATGCATTTTGATATTTCAGCAAATCCATCAATAGTATCATGGTTGTGAATAAAACCAAAGGTCAAAACTCCTAGATCATATTTTGGAACCCAAAACCCAGTGTTAGTTTGAGCAAAAGAAAATCCCAAAAAGGACATTTTCTTAAGATCATCTGACATAACAAAAGGATCGAATTCAAATCCATACAATGCAAAAGTCGTTCTAAAACCCTTTTCCCATTCCCCATCACTAATCCATGTACAATTATCACCAATAACTACATCATCACCAAACAAGTAACTAAAGACTAATTCTTTGACTTGTTTTTCATCCAGCCCTAAATCAAACAATGTATGCGCTATACAAATAGCCATACCTAATATATTATCACCAGTAGTAGTACCTGAACCAGAGTTATTACCCCAATCTTTCTCAATAAAATCACCATTTGGTAAAACTACTCTACTTTTAATACAGTTATCCCTAACCCATTGCCTAAAAGGACTATCCGCAATAAACTTATCACGAATGTCGAAAACAGCTTTCATATGGGGAAATTTACGATCATATCTAATAACATCTAACATTGTAAATCTCTTAAAGCGCAATAAATTTTGTGCCATCCCATTAACCCCACCTTCATACGGGTTCAGTCCATAAGCGGACCACCAAATATTTTTCATCCCTTCATTTTGTTTGCCATAAACTAATTTATGATGTAAAAGTAATTCGAAGGGTTCGATAATAAATGTCCTTTGTTTCTTCTTGTCAACATAATCCGAACGATACAAATATTCTCGTTCCTTACCACTTGCAAGCCATATTGGAATTTCTTTCAACATGTCTTTATTTAAAAAATCAAGATAAACACCAGTTGCAACAACTTGGTATTTCTTTTTATAACCAGATTGTCTCAAAACATATCCAGTAGCCTTATCCATATCCATATCTTCAAGTGCTTCACTAAGAGTCATACCAGTTTGACGTAATCCTGGCTCAAACATTTCAGCTACTAAATCTACAGCTCGATAATGGTTTTCCGTTTCTAGAAAGGCTCGTGAAGGTTTTTGATCCATCTTTCGTACAGACAGATCAAGTGTTGCTAATGTGTTCTTAGCTACCACTAGATCAGAGGATTGATCAACAAACCATTGTAGGTCATCGAATCTATCATGAAAAGAAATTAGTGGTGCTTCAAATTTAGCAACACGCGGCAATTGTGCCGCTGGAAAACGCCCTAAATACGTGAAATGATCATAGGTATTAACACCAGATCCTAATCCACGCATAACACCAGCTAACATCTCAGACCGAGTCTTGCGATGTTTGGGCACGCCAGTGCTTAAATCTATTTTAAATCAAATATTAAAATAGCGGAGTTTGGATGACGAGAGCGTTTTTGAATACCGCGCTCGACATCAGCATTATGAATAGCCAACAATCTCCCTTCTTGCGTCAAAACCATACTACCACATGAACCGTTAGTAGTATTACCATCATGCCTGATCTCTCGATCACCCTTAGTTGTTTTGTATGAACAAGCAGCAACTGAAACAGGAGTATGAGGCTTAGTAGCGTCATACGTAACAAAACTGACAGTACGTAAGTCATCTATATGACTTATTGGATCCGCACATTTAATAGGTGCCATTCCATCTCTCCCACTATAAACACAGTAGGCCAAATCATTATGATTTTCATCACGTACCCATTGATCCACTGCTGGAACAGGGTACCTTTTACCTTTAAATTCAAAGGTGGTTGCAACAATAGCAACATGATAATTTGCTAGCAAAACTGTACGGCTCTGCCTAATTGCAAATGTAAAGCTTCCGCGAAATAAATCTTGGAAATCAAAAGCCTGATAATGATATTTACCATAATCAGAGACTTCGACAGGTTTTGCAATAGCTAATCCCTGCTCCTCCCTATGGCAAACTTTACAAGCCTTGCGCTTACAAGGGGTTACACAAATATGTCTACGACCTTTGATAAAAACATGTTTACATTTTCCACATTTTTTAGCTTTAGGACAGTCATAAACTAAATGTTCAGGTGAACCACATTCAAAGCAAAGTTTCTCACTCTTACCGTGTGGTTCTTGTGCTGGTTCCTTGGCTTCAGCCTTGGGAACAGAAGGAGCTTGTTTCTTCAATGCAGCAGCATAAGATTTCTCTCCAATTTCTTTAGGTTTCTCACCCTTCTCAGCACGTGGCTTTGGTTTACCCTTAGCCACCTTCTTCAACTTACCAGACTCCAAATAAGTGACCTGACACCTATTTTGGCAAACTCTGAATTGTTCAAGGACCTTATCTCGCGCATTATCTGCAACCTGTGGGAGAATCGATTCTTGGATCCCAGCAAAAAACTCTTTCATTGCCTCACGGTTTTGAAAAGTCTTCTTGTAAGTTTTAGGATTAACTGCACCATAGGCTCGCTTCAAAAATAAATCACGAGCATTAAGAACACTAAGAAAAGAAGCTTTAACCCTATCTTTTTGTGTTTTTTGTGCATTTGGAGACATTGGATTAACAATTGATCCACTAGCAACACCCTTCTGGTATTGTTGAAATGCAGATTTATTATAAAATTTTCTATTATTATAAGACCATGCTCCACTATAAATTTGTTCAACTTGATCCCGATAATTCTCTAATTGATCGAGCAATTGGTTGTAACTATCATTCTTAGTTGGATCTCTAGAGTAAGTTTCAAAAGTATCCTTACGTTGTAGAATATCACTAAGCTCATATTCAATTCCAATGAGAACTTCTTTCTCAAAAGTATCTAATTGATTGGAATTCATAATTTGTTCACATCTGTGTTGTATGGTTGGATCCCAGAATTCACTCCCATCTCTCTCAACCCACCCAAATGTTGTACCTCTATTACTGGACCCACGACCCTCGTCCGTGTGTTTTAAACCAGCCAAAATCATTTGATGTATTGGATAAGCCACTACATCAACCAGTTGATTTCGATTATATTTTAAAATAATATGTTTACAATTAACATTAAATTTTACAGTCTCACCATTGATAGGATTTTTAAAAATCAAATCCTTACCATCAAAAACAGCCTCAATTGTATAAGATTTATGACAATCCTTCGGGACGGTAACAGCTCCAGGCTTTCCCTCAGATTCTTTATTTATATCTTGTACAATTTTAGCTTCTTCCTCCTTAATAGGTGTAGATTCAAATTTATCACAGATAAATTTTTTAGAACTATCATAACAGTCCACTAATGAACCATAACATTCAGCCCCAAAATTAAAAACCATTTTCTTGAAATCATCATTCAAAGTGTAACCAACTACACAGAAAACAGCAGCAGATATAGCTAAGAAAGCACCAGGTACAAGGAGAACTTCCAAAGCATTTTTTAAAAAATCAACCACAGCCAGACCACACGCAGTTGGATCTGTTGTGTCAAGCACAGCATCTATATCTAAAATTGCTTTCTTTAAACAATAAAGTTCATGTGCTTGTATTAACTCTTGTAACATTTCACCAGATGCATCAAAATCATCATCTATGAAATCTAAAGTAGCACTAATATCCACAATCCATTGTGCACCTTCTAAAACGAACTGTTTAACCTGTGATTCACTCAACTTAAACTTAAACCTTCCAGTCATATAAGAACGTAGAAGTGTTCGCATCTTTCCATATGCTAGAGCAACTTCCGAACTTGTTACTCCAGGGAGCTTATCCGAAAGCTCACGATGTTCCAAATCTTTCTTACTTGAAACAACACGCCCAAAAATACGGGCTACAAAATTTAAATTTTGTACAGGTTTTAACAACCTTGACCAGTCCATACCACACAAAGCAGTAACACCAGCAAGAGTGGCCGCAAAAGCACACGTGTAATCCAAAAATGGACCCACCCAACTTTCCGCTTTCTCCTTTCCTTCCAATACGACGCCACTATTGTGCTTTTTCCACCAAGCATATGTGGTAACCCCAACAGCAGTTGCAGTTGTAGCAAAGGTTGTAAGCATAATCTTACCTTTATGTCTTCGCCAGACACCTTTTGCAATATCACATAACCTATCTACGGTTAAGTGCTCGTCTATTTTGGCGGCAATCGTGTCATTGATATCTTCATCATTCATCACTTCATCAACGACTTTTCCAACAAACCATGATTTAATATTCCATTCATCTTTCAAATGAATCTCATCATTGGTTTCATCAGAATCACTACATGATCCATTAACATAATCATCTAATGTTCCGTCCGAATAGAAACTATCAAACCTATCTTTAATTCCTTCTCCCAACGCTCCAATAAAATCGTCAAGTGCTTGAATTTGTTCTTCATAGTAAAGCTTGATCGATTTTTTGGCTTTATCAATTACATCAAAATCTTCTTCTGAAGATTCCTGTACACGATCCGAAGCCATTTCATCAACTATAGCTCGGTTTTCTCCACCCCATTTGTTTAGATCAGCTAATTTTTGTTGTTGTCTAATCTTATGGGCTTCATTTTCTTTCCTAAGTTCCATTTGGATCAATTCTTCCTTTTTCCGCTCATGCAATTCATGGCTTAATTGATCTAAAGTTTGCATCTTAGCTTGATAGATTTTATGAAAATCACTCTCGTTCCACTTACCTGGTTTCCGCTCTTTATTAGATGGGTAAACCATATTAGGTGTAGAATCACATTTACGTTTATCACAATGCTGATCGTGCGTAGGGCCATCCGCTCCACATGCACATCTATCTAAAATTGCATCTATTTGTGATTGATCTACAATGAGACCTTGTTTATCAGATGAACTTTCTTGTGCGTCACCACTAGAAGCAAGAGGTACTTCTTCAATGATGATAGGCTCTGTTTTCGAGTCAGATTTTACCATTTCCTCCTCAGAGCTTGTTCGAGATTTGGATTCACCATAATTAGGTTTTCTGCTGAGTCGAGCAAATTCCATTTCAAC